CAAGCCGAATCTCCCATCTACATCATGGCCGAAGATGACGTAATGCCGTGGGGACCGGACTTCGTGGAACGTGGCGTTGCTGTGCTCAACCGCCATCCCGAGTTTGCGGTTCTCTCGCCTCTGCTTTTGCCCTTTCCTGAAAAGCCTACGATGTGGGAGGATGACGAGTGCTACGAGGGAATCACCTCGGGCGGAATCAACTTCACCCGCAAGGGAGTCATGGCCGATATGCAGGTTCCTGAGAACGAACTGTTCGATGAATCCTCACAGGCTGGCTGGCTCAAGCGCCACGGTTGGAAAACGGGCTGGATGAAGAAAGTAAGAGCTTTACATCTTGGGGCCGGGCACTCGACGATTTGGCCTGACTCGTACACGGGCGTAACGCAGATTGTAGAGCCATGAAGATTCTCATTACAGGCGCATTCGGCTTTCTTGGAAAGCATCTCTCGGCTGAACTGCTGAAGCGCGGCCACGATGTGTGCGGCGTGGATGTTTCGCACTGGCCGGAAGGCAAACGCTGCGACGTGGCCGAATTCCGGCAGATTGACGATATCTTCTTCAATGAATCCCCCGATTTGTGCTACCACCTTGCTGGAGAATTTGGCAGGCAGAACGGCACCGAATTCTACGAGCAACTCTACAGAAGCAACATCATCGGAACGCAGAACGTCATTGAGTGCTGCCGCAGGTGGGGAACAAAACTGGTTTTTGCCAGTTCCAGCGAAATCTACGGATTCAAGCATGGTGACGCCCCGCTCTCGGAATTCTTCACGCAGTCCCCTGTGCAGATGAATGAGTACGCGCTATCGAAGTGGACGAACGAGCAGCAAATCGAGATTGCGCGGCGCAGGTGGGGGCTGAAGGCAGTTGTCCTGCGATTCTTCAACGTATATGGCCCCGGCGAGCGTTACTCGGCCTACCGTTCCGCTGTCTGCCAGATATGCTGGAAGCTTTTGCACAACGAACCAGTCATAGCTTACGGAGATTACTGGCGTAACTTCCTGTACGTTACCGATTGGGCCGTACCAGTAGCAAATGTGGCGGAAAGGTTCGATTCCCTGAAGGACGACGTATTCAATATCGGAGGGCCGGACTACGCCAGCATACAGAATCTCGTATCGTCGGTAGAGGCCGCACTTGGAGAAGGTTTCGTAGGGAATATCACTTGGGGTGCTACCGACCCAGCGGGAGTTGTACAGCACAAGCGTCCCGATATCACGAGACAAATCGAGCAGCTTGGATATGCTCCTAGCGTAAAGTTAGTCGAAGGCATCCCGCTGACGCTTGCATGGATGAAATCGCTTGACACAGCGAAAGGCGAGTCGTAGCCTTGCCGACAAGGAGCAAACCATGTCCGACCTAAAACCAGTGTGGCCAAGCTGTGAAGGGATGCAATACGCCCACAACCCTTACGGCGAGAATTATCTGGAAGTCCACTACGACGAGAACAACAACGTGATTCCGAGTGACAAGCCCATGCACGAAAACACCACTCCGGGGATGGGCGAATTCGCCTTCTCCGAAGGCCACTACGCCAATGAGCACAAGAGTTACGGCGTCGAGGTAGGCTCGAAGGGCGCTTCACGCGAGAACGTGGATGTGCAGGCATCCGTGCCCAGCCGTGGGAAGGAATCCTAATGGCCAAGCCGAACGCAAACGCTCCGCTCGGGCAGGGAGGGCGATTCGCCGCCCTTGAGAAGCACCTGTCGGGAAAAGTCTCCAACCCGGCTGCGGTAGCTGCTTCCATAGGACGTAAGAAATACGGGGCCAAGAAAATGGCCAAGATGTCTGCAGCCGGTCGCAAGTAACGTGAAATGCCAGTTGACCTTTCCTCGCCTGAAACCCAAGCACGAATAGAAAAGCTGCGCCGCATTCGCCAACGGGGAAGAACTGACCTGCTGTTTTTCTGCAATGCCATTCTGCAGTACAAAGACGTATCCAGTGAAGTTCACGGCGAAATCATAGACCACCTGCAGCACTTCCAGGGCGGGACAGAAGTCTATTCGGATACAGGGCAGGTGCGCTACACGCCCGCCGTTTCGCTTTGGGAACTGAGCGGCCCCCGCTCCACGCTCATTCTTTTCCCTCGCGGGCATCTGAAGACTTCCATCATCACCATCGCCCATACGCTCCAGTGGATTATCAACTACCCCGACGTGCGCATTCTCATCTCGACGGCCACGGGCGACCAAGTAACGAAGATGATTCGGGAAATCAAGGGCCACCTGCAGTTCAACAATACGTTTCGCACCGTGTATCCCGAGTTTTGCCCACCTGCAAAACGGGCTGCGGATTTCGGCTCGCAGGATGAATTCACCATCCCGAATCGCACGATTCACAGGAAAGAGCCTACCGTATCGGCATGTTCGGTGGGCAAAGTCATCGCGGGAGCGCACTATGAAGTCATCAAGAATTCGGACTTGGTTGATAAGGAAAACGTCAAGACTCCTAACCAGATTGCTGATGTCATCTCCCACTTTGGATATCTCAATCCTCTACTGGAACGGTCGGAGCTTCCCCCTCATTATGGATGGGTTGACGTGGAAGGAACTCGCTACGACTTCGGAGACTTGTACGGTAAGCTGCTTGGTACCGGAACATGGAACTGCCTCGTGCGTCCGCGAGATGACGGCGATATCGTCTGGCCTGGAAGATTCCCGGACATGGAACTAAAGCGCATCGAGGCGGAAGTCGGACCCTACATTTACTCTTGCCAGTACCGGAACCGCCCCATTCCGCCAGAAGGGGGACTCTGCGACCCGAGCGATATCGTGTTCTTGCCCAGAGAAGTCATATCCAGGGTTCTCCCCATGCTTAGGCTACACTGCACCGTTGACCTTCACGGGCTTGAACCCACAAGAAACGATAATGATTACACCGTGCTCAACGTGCATGGGTTCGACCGTGACGGTCGCCTCTACATTGTCGATGTACGTCGTGGTCGCTTTACTCCATCAGATTTTGTCTGGCACTTCTTCGACATCCTCGACCGCTACCCACGGCTCATTGACTTCAAGGTTGAAAAGGTGGTTCTCTGGGCTGCGCTCGAAGCTACGCTCCGGGCTGAGATGGCCAAACGGCAAAAGTTCGCATGTGTGATTGTGCTCAAGCGTGACACTCACGTATCGAAGCAGCAGCGCATCCGGCCCCTGCAATCCTGGTTCAAGAGCCAACGCATCCGCTTCTCCGATGAAATTAAGTGCAAGACGGACATCATCGCGGAGATAGCGCAGTTCCCTTCGCAGTCTTCCGGCGTGCATGACGATGTTCTCGATACCTGCGCCGATGCGCTGCAGAACGAGGACGGCTACAACATAGACGTGCTTCCAGACCAGCCGCAGGACTTGTTCAGCCAGTTTGGAAAGCCGAAACAAGCCGACAGATTTCTTGGATTCCGGGATGATGGTGTGGCAGACTGGCTCTACGGCGGAGCCGACGACACGAGCAAATACAGTCCCACGGGGATAATGTAATGGCTCTCAACACTCTTGAAGCCTCTCTTTCAGGCTCGCAGAAGTTCAAGAAAACGATGCACGAATGGGGGCAAGACAAGCTGCACTCTGGCTCCCAAAAAGGGCCAAAAGTCAAATCCCAAAAGCAGGCTCTGGCCATCGCATTCTCACAAGCGAGAAAGGCGCGAGAATAAGTGTACGGAGACGTAGGACTATCGTTCGTTCCTGAGCCGCCGAGCGGCCCCGATTCTCGACGCATTCAGACGGCTGACGACAAATGGACGGACGATTACGCGCTGAATATCGTCAAATCCGATTTCGCCTACGCCGAGTATTACCGCACACACGCTCATGACTGGCGCTACAGGAACGCCTCGGAACTGTATCTGGCATGGGCTGCGCAGCGATACTGGGAAGGCACTCGCGTACCGCGCTCCTCATTGGGCATCTATACCGTCTTCGAGCAAGTGGAAAGCATGCTCCCGAAGATTGTTTCGTCCATTTGCGACCCGGAAGCCTATAACTTCTACCCGATGCTGTCGAACCAGAACGACCATGCGCAGGCATGGCGCAGACTGGTAGTGAACCAACTCAACGATTCCAAGTACCGCGAGCATATCCGCCGCATGGCCAAGTCCAGCCTCATCTACGGAAACGGTCTTGTGGAATTCGGCTGGGAAGACCACGAAGAGGAATACGTCAACTTCTCCAAGTCCCGCAAGGCGGGCCGTTACCTAATGGCTCCGCATCCGCTGGCCGGAATGATTCCGATTCCGATGGACGTTCAGGATTCCTACTCACGCAAGCTGAGCAAGGAAACGCATGGGCGTCCCTACGTGAAATACACCTCGGTCATAGACTCCTACATTGACCCGAACTGCGAATCCACGAACGTTCAGGATGCCGGGTATCACATCCTTCGTGTCTATAAGCGGGCCGAGGAAATCAAGGCATGGCGCGGCAAGCCGGGATTCAACATCCCCGATGACGAAACTCTATTGAACTACAGCATGGCGAAGACGACGGCAAATCAGGACGTTACGAAACTGTCGGCGGAACTTTTCCGGTACAACCTCTGGAATCCCGCTCTTGACTATTCGGCAGACCCTGCGCAGAAGCGCATTGAAGTCGTCAAGTACACGACCAAGGATAGAATTGTAATCTGCCTGAACCGCGAGCACATCGCATTCAATCGCCGGAACCGCTACGGCTGCATCAACTACCTGTCCATGACGTATGCCGATGTCCTCGACAGATGGCACGGGCTGGCCGTTTCGGACGTTGCCGAGGGCGAACAAAGGCTTCAGCAGAGCATCACCAATGCCCGTCTTGATGAATTGGCCCTTGCGATTCATACCCCGATGATTAAGCGGCGCGGCGTAACCGTACCGCCGTGGCAACTCAAGCGCCGCCCTGGGCAAGTCATCGAGACGGAATCTCCCGAGTCCGATATCAAAGAAATGCCGGTATCGAACATCACGCAGAACGCCATGCTGGAAGTGGACGCTTCAGAACGGCGCGTTCAGAAGATTACCGGCATGACGGATTTGATTTCCTCTGGCACAGCGGCTCCGGGAGGCAATTCGGCCCTGCGCTCCGCTACCGGAGTAAATACATCGGTTGGCGCAACGCAGGACAGAATCAAATACTACATTGAGAATGCCGAGGACAACGTAATCGAGCCGCTCCTAAACCAGTTCATTCTCATGGACAAGAAGTGGCTGGACATGAAGCGAGCCGCCGCGTGGCTCAGAAGCGACCCGGAATATCAGAAGCTTGACCCCGTGGAAGTCTTCAACTGCATTGTGATGGCGGAATCTCGTGGCGCAGCAAAGATGGCTGCGCGTATGGGATTCCTTCAAGTCTTTCCGCTGGTTGGCCAGACCTACCTCAACCCGGAATTCCTGCAACTGATGGCGCAGCAGCAGAAGAAAACCATCAACATGGAGGAATTCGGCAGGATGTTGCAGGACGCCATCAACTATCAGCCGCGCAATCCTCTCATCATTGACATGCCGCAGGCCATGATTCAGGCCATGCAGCAGCCGCCTCCGGCTGACAAGTTGAATGCGCAAGTCCAGATGCAGGACATCCAGTCCACGGCGCGTTCCAAGGAACAGCAGTACATGACGAAACTCATCGCGGAATTTGTGAAGCAGGCATTCCAGCACCACGGCAAGATGGAAGAACTCGACCAAGCCGACCAGCACAAGCTACTGGACGCAGCGCAGGCACAGCAGGAACCGCAAGCGGAGGGTGAGAATGAAGCTGCCTAGCTGGATGTTCTCCGGCCATACGACCACGACCGTAGAGAAGCCCACCGTCCAGCAGATGCAGGAGCTTATCGAGGAGGCTGAGGACTACGACCGCTTGACCAACATGAAGGGCTGGGCGCGAATCGTTCAAAGCATGGTGGAAGAAATCAACGGGGAAATAGCCAAGGCTACAGCGCAGAAGATGTGCCCTGACATCATGGTTGTCTACGTGCAATACTGGAACGCGAAGCGTGAACTTCTGGACAATGCGCTAGGCCGTATCGCAGACATCCGCAAACAGAGGGATGAGATTGTCGAGCAATTCAAGACTAAGGAAGATTCAGTCTGAAGACCAGCTTTACGAATGGGAGGAACCGATGCCGGAAGTGCAGCAGAATCCAATCGAGTTTGAACTGGAAGACGGCTCCAAGGTAAAGGCCGCAACCATCGAGGAAGCCTTCAAGATAGTGGCCAAGATGAAAACGGATACCTCGGCTGCCTTGCGCACTGAAAAGCAGGAGCGCGAGAATCTGGCCGCGCAGC